TAACTCACAGAGAGGTGTATTAATAAAACCATCTTATATAACTAATAGATCTAGTAAGTATAATAAGACATCCTCCCCCCCAACTGATAAACATTCTATAAGCTATAAAGGAGAGACTTTCGAAGAAGTGGGAAAAGAGGGTTTCTGGAATGAGTATTATTCTAAAAAGACGGGTCTGAAAATCCGAAAGCATAGTTTTAAGAATACTATTGAGGAGGTAGAAACCTCCAAAAAAAAGTTTGAGGCTGCTGCCGACAAGGTGGTAGCTTGAAGATCATAGCTCACAAAATTGTTGAAGTATTTGAAATAGCTGGAACCGCTGAAAGGCTTATGCCTACTATAACTAAACCTGGACAACCCAAAATGTTTGATCTTTTACAAATGAGCTACGATAAAAAGGATCTTGGTTATTATGATAAAAAAGGCTTAAAATTGAGAGCAAATAGCAAGCAAATCACATGCTGGGAATTAGCTATAGATCTATTGTTAAAACTTGAAAAATTAGAAGATAAGCGGTTAGTCTGGGCAAGAGCTTGCAGATACAACTGGAGCCAGTTAGCCAGGCAATTTGGCTGTCATCGAGTGACTATTAAAAGAAGATATAAAGGCATCATCTTAGATCTTGAATTTAAACTCGATAAAATAACAATAGACAGAATAGACAATTTAATTTAAACGGATAAATAGGGTCAAAGTAGTGTTTTTTTATGGTTGGAAGACCCCTCAATAAAATACAATGCGAGAGCTACACACGCAGCTCTAATTTTACCAGGCAATGTAAATGCAAAGGATACCTCCAGAAAACTTCTGGGAAGTATCGCTGCAAGTTTCATGGTGGAGCATCTACGGGACCCAGATCAATTGAGGGTAGATTAAAAGCAATAAAAAATTTAAAAAATTTTAGAAATAAATCAGAGACAGAAATAATAGAATGGATCAAATCGAAACAATATGCAAAAGATTAGAGTTAGGAGAACCTCTCTCGACTATTTGCAAAGATAAAGAGATGCCAGATGTATCGACAGTTTATAAACATTGTCGAAACGATGATAAGCTCCGTGAGAAAATAATGGCAGCTCGTCAAATGGGAGTTTGGACTTTGTTGGATAAGATTGCAGAAGATATGCAGATCCCAAAGACACCACAAGAAACACATTTTTTAAGAGAGAAGTGGAGCCATATCAGATGGCTTGCAACAAAATTAGCATCAACAACATTTGGAGATAAATCTCAAATACAACAAAAGATTGATAACCGAATGATTATAACCTGGGGAGAGCCAGCGGATGATAAAGAAATTAAAACAGTTATGGATCAAGTATCAAGTGTGGATGTTCAAAAATTACCTGGAGATGTCGGGGATAATAAAGTCGGCTGATGAAAGAAAGCAAAAGCCAAAAAGAAAGAAAGTATAAAAGAAAGAAAAAGGGGTCGCTTTCTGGATCTTTAAAAATAATTGCATAAGCTGCAATATTATCTTGACAATGCGTCAATGCTAATTTATTGATTAGTAATGACACAAAAAAAAATAATATATAACTCAAGAGACTTTGGAAGTGGTTTTAAAGTTGAAAACTATCCTTGGGGTTTTAAGTTAAAAACCGATGTAAGATACTGGATAGAAACTGATCCAAAGAAAGGAGATAGATTTTGTAAAAGAACACTTAATCCAAAAACTATGGAATGGTGTAAAGTTAAAAAATCTACTTATGCAGCTGTCATGGTATTAACTGTAGAAAAAAAGGATGGAAAGTCTTTTGTATCTTATGACAGTTTAAATAGAGGTTATAGCGATGCTGTCGCTGTTGCCAAATTTGAGAAGAGTATCAACAAAGACTTTATGTTGAAAGAGCAGCTTAAACAGATCTGCGCATGTAAAGCTATTAACCAGGTCAACAAAGTTGTTAAAGTTGAGTGTGTTAATTCTACTGCCTGGACAGATCAAGAGAGAGCAGCTCACGAAAAGAAACAAGATGAGATCAATGGCAAGTTAGCTGCTTATACTAATAAGCTCTACGGGTCATGCCTTGTTAAAAATAAATTAGTTTAATTAATGCTGGTTGTCGCTGCTAAGTTGGTTCTTGGTTGCGGCAGCCATGTTCCTCACGCACGCATTATGGAGTTCGGATCTGTCTCGATAGGTATAATACCTACCGACAATCGTTGTAAATAAAAGAGAATAGCCACGCCTGGAGGATTATGGGAGGGTCAACGCTATATCTGCATATAAAAAAAGTAAAATCATGCGGAACAAAGGGGGTACACCCGAATTTCCAGCCGCATTTTTTAAATATATATAACTTGGGAATTTCACACACATACACACACACGCATGAGAAAAGAACATAAAAGTAAAACTGGAGGATTAACAGCCAGGGGGAGACAATTTTTTAAGAACAGAGATGGTTCTAATTTAAAACCACCAGTAAGCTCTGGCAAGAACCCACGAAGAGTTAGCTTTGCTGCCAGGTTTGCGGGGATGAAAGGTGCAATGAAAGATGACAAGGGTAAGCCTACTAGAAAAGCTCTGGCATTAAAGAAGTGGGGATTTAGCTCAGTAGCCGCAGCAAGAAATTTTGTAAAAAATAATAAGAAAGCATAATGGATAAATATACTGATAGATTAATAACAGCTATGGTTTTTGTTGCAGAAGAAAGCAACGGCTTAGTTATTCATCTTAATGGTTTTGAAGATCTGGAACATGCTAATAAATTTGTAAATAAATTAATGAAGAACAGCGGTATTGATTATACATCAGTTAAAGATTTATTTGATTTACCAACAATACACTAGGAGGGTTAATGAAACTAAAAGATCACATTCCACATATTGTAAAGGAACATAAAACAATCTGTGCAGTTGTAGCAGTAGTCATTATTGTATTAGCTATTTTATAATGAAAGTTGAAATACCTTACACGCCACGACCCCTACAAGCGGAGCTGCACAATCAGCTTTCTCAATATAGGTTTGCGGTGTTAAGTTGCCATAGAAGATTTGGCAAAACTGTCTGTATGCTTAACCACCTAATAAGAGCTGCATTACAGAATAATTTAAAAAATCCTAGGTACGCTTATATAGCTCCGACTTATAAGCAAGCCAAAGCAATAGCATTCGATTATTTAAAAATGTTTGCTGGAGCTATACCTGGTACAACATTTAATGAGACAGAGCTTAGATGTGATTTACCTAATGGAGCTAGAATAACTTTATTATCTAGTGAGGCGGGGGATAGTTTAAGAGGATTATTTCTTGACGGAGTTTGCATAGATGAGACGGCACAAATAGAACCGAAACTATGGAATGAAATAATAAGACCCGCATTGTCTGACAGAAAAGGTTTTTGTTATTTTATTGGTACTCCAGCGGGTATGGGTAATTTATTTTATGAATTATACCAATATGCTTTGAGTGATCCAAAGTGGATGACTTATACAGCTAAGGCAAGTGAAACCAATATTATTGACCAGGAAGAGTTGGATGCAGCCAAAGCTCAAATGGGAGATACAAAGTATAGACAAGAATTTGAATGCGATTGGATTGCGAATATTGAGGGATCTATATTCGGAGATATAATTAAAAATTTAGAAGAAAGAAAACAATTAACTAGAATAGCTTATGATCCAAGTATGGAAGTACATACAGCATGGGATCTAGGAGTTGATGATAGTACAGCAATTGTTTTTTTTCAAAAACTAGGAAACTCTATTTTAATAATTGATTATTATGAGAATAGAAGAGAGGGATTACCTCACTATGTCCAGGTTATAAAAGATAAAGATTATGTTTATGGAGAGCATTATGCTCCACATGATATAGAAGTCACAGAATTTTCAACGGGTAAGACTAGATTAGATGTAGCTTATCAATTGGGAGTTAGGTTTAGAATTTTACCTAAATTACCTTTAGAGGATGGTATCCATAGTACCAAGATGGTTTTACCTAGATGTTGGTTTGACATCGAGAATACGAAACCATTGATAGATGCGCTGAGACAATACCATCGAAAGTATAATGAAAAAATCAAAATGTTTTCTAATAAACCAGTAAAGGATTGGTCCAGCCACGCATGCGATGCGGTTAGGTATATGGCAATATCCATAAATGATTTAGCAGAAAAATCTAAACCGAACCAAACTATAACACTAAACGAATATTCAATACACGGAGACTAATATGGGATTTATGAAACCAAAGATACCAGCAATGCCACCTATTCCAGAAGTGAAACCTTTGCCAGAACCACCTAAGTATGATGACGCTGACAGAGCTGCAGAGGCTGCAAAAAAAAGAGCAAAGATTAGAGCTGGAAGAACTGGGAGATCATCAACAATACTTACTGGAGCTGATGGTTTAGAAGATGATGCAAGTAAGATAACAAAGAAAACTTTATTAGGAGGATAGTATGGGAGGAGTAGCAAGAGTAATTTCGCCACCAAAACCGCCAGCACCACCCGCAGTTAGTGTAGCACCAACGCCAACGAAACCAGAAGTTTCACAAGCATACGCTACAACTAAAACTGATATGGGTAGAGGTAAAGGTAGATCTAGTACAATATTAACTGGAGCTAAAGGTTTAGGAGATAACAAATTAACAACATCCAAAAGAACTTTATTAGGAGGATAAATGGCAATAGATAAAAAAGCCAAGGATATTATAGATAAGTATCAGACGCTCAAAGCGCAAAGATCAACATGGGAAAGTCATTGGCAAGATATTGCAAATTTTTTCTTACCTAGAAAATCTAACATTACATTAAAAAGAACCAGGGGAGATAAAAGGCATGACCAGATCTATGATGGTACTGCTACGCATTCTTTAGAATTATTATCAGCATCTCTTAATGGTATGTTGACTAACACAATATCTCCATGGTTTGTTTTAAAATACAGATCAGCAGAGATGAACCAGGATGATGAGGCACAAGAATGGTTAGAGAGCTGCGCAAGAGTTATGCAGCAAGTGTTTCAAAGATCTAATTTTCAACAAGAAATTTTTGAATTATACCATGAGCTGCTAGCATTCGGTACATCTGCAATGTTTATAACTGATGATGTTAAAGATGATTTAAGATTTAAAACAATTCATATCTCAGAAATATATATAACAGAAAACGAAAAAGGCATGGTTGATTGCCTGGTTAGAAGATTTCAAATTAAAAATAAAAATATACCAGCTATGTATCCAGATGCACAGCTACCACAAAATTTAATTAGAAAAATTCAAGACGCTCCACATGAAGAAACAAATATAATTCATTCAGTACACGCATCAGATATGCCTATGGGTTATGA